CCAGTCGCCTTTAATTCCAGCTGAACGAGCGCAGTAAGCGTCTCCTTTAGCTGTGCCGGGGCGAATTCGATCCCCTCCATCTTTAGCCTTTCCAGCCTGACCAAACTTGACAGTCTTAGTCCTTCCTGTTTCTGGATTTTTTACTACTTTAGCAAATCTTTTTTCCATTATTTTTTCTTTGCTGTTTTTGCTGATTCTTTAAATGCTTTAGCGGTTGGTGCGCCTTTGGCTCCAACCTTCCTCATTTTTTCTTTGCTACCAGCAGCGATTCTTTCGCGTTTAGCGTTAAGATTTGCGTATAGACCTTGTTGTTTTGTTCTCATTTATTTTTACATTGATGTGAAATTTCCCACTGATGCGTCTTGGTTTTCTTCGTCCATAGAAGACAAGTCTCGCAATTCGCGAATAGCGAATTCAAAACCCTCCTTGAACTTTGCTTGAAGTGCAACTTCCTCAATAGTCTTGCCGTCACACAATGGTGTGCGTGATCGGTAATATTCTATTAATTTATTGCTAGATTTGATTAAATATTCCCGTAAAACAACGCTATCTGCGCTAGTCCATTTCATAATATTATTTATTTATTTATTGTTTCCTTATTTTAGACCAACGTCAATAGCTTCGTAAGAAGACATTGGTTTTTTAAGCAATTCTTGATTTTTCTTAATCACAGATGCAGGGTCAATTACAGACGCTGATCTTTTATAAGAATTAGCTCCATCAGATTGAGCATCAAAACGAGCATAGGTTGCCAATTCCTCTTCTGACATTGGAGGAGGATTTCCTTTAAAGTTTTTTTCAAACTCTAGTCTGTCTCGTTTTGCTTGGTTAGTTCCGCCTTGTGTTGTGTTTAGTCCGCCCATAGTATTATAGTTCTGCGTTGATTACGTCATATGATGACGTTGGTTTCATTGTTAATGATTCTAATTTTTGTTTAATTGAATTAGCTTGATTTATTTGTTCTTGCGTTGGATTTACAGCAGATGGATCTCCAGTAAGTATTCTTGCAATAATACTATGTTTCAATGGATTTTTATCTTTGCTTTTGCCATATTCAGTTTTAGAAAATTCTGTTTCTTGTTCTGGCGTTAAATTAAATGATGGAGATACTTTGTTTTCTTTTAAGTATTGTCTAATTGCTTCATTTTGTGCAACTAAATTTTGTTGTGCTGGAGTATTTTTGCTATATGGATTTAATGTTATAGCTTTGTCTTCAGTTGCCATCCCGGCAACTTCTGGCCTATTTTTAAAAAAATCAGATTCGCTTTGATATGGTTTTCTTATTGGATACCCATATATTGACTCTGTTTTTTGTTTAGGTACAGAGAAATATCTGTCTCCGAATTTCTTGATTTCAAATCCACGTTCATTTTCTGCTTTAACCGTGTAATTGTGTGTTGGATGGTTTGCTCCTTTAAGGATAACGTATGCCTCTCCTTCAGGGAGTCCATATTCTTTATATTTATTAAAAAGCTCTTCAGTTACTGGAGCAACTGAACCCATATGCTTGTTGTAAGCATTAGGTTTAATTCCAGCTTTCTCAGCAGTCAAGTAATCGTATTGCGCTTCTTCTGGATTAAATCCTTTTTGAACAACTCTTGCTCTGTCAACTTGAACTGGTTTTGAATAAACCGAAGCTCTATCTACTGGGCTTGTTGCAGTAACTTGTGGGGCTTTTGATTCTTCGTAAACAAAAGCACTTGGTTTTAATGGGTCGTTTTGCTTTTCATATTTACCCATGTTCTTTGACCAGTCATAAAAATCATTATTATATCCAGAGCTTTGTCCTTCTGGAACATGACTTGCTTTTACTCCTGTGTTAGATCCTCCCATATTACGCAGATGTAGGTTTAATGCTTTCTTCTAATCCTGCATTTATTGCATCGTATGAAGACATTGGTTTAGTTTTAGTTTTTACAAATTCTGGAATCACTTTTTTCACATACTGATAATCTCTATAATCAGAATCAGATGGTGATGTATGTAAATCTAAGATCTTCCTTAATCCACGTCTTGTATCTGGAGAAAAGTTTTGAAATCTTTCATTATCTGGAACAACTTTTTGTTGCTCCATAAAATCAGTCAGTGTTTCTGGAGTGAATCGTTGTCCGTATAAATAAAACGCTTCTCTTTGAATTCTTCCCAATTGATTTGCCAACTCAACAGGTTTATCCATGTGCGTTGCGCCTAAAAACTTTTCTTCTATATCTTTTCCTGTGGCTGAATGATGTCCAACTTCATGTTCAAGAGTTCCTATAAAATCAGTTACAGGATTTTCAAATCTTTTTTGCATGTCTTCTTTAGTATAAAGATTTTTAAATAAAATTTTATCAAATGCTTTTTTATTTTCGTAATCTGGAGATTCACCTAATTTAAGAATTTCACTAGTTAGATACGCACCTGTAACTGGTTCTTGGATTATAGCTTTTTTGTCTGTAGGAGAATAATATGAAGCAGCATATTCTCCAGAAGAAACTGGAATTTTTTCTCCAATTTTATCATAATCCATCTTCATGCCTAAATTATGTGAAATAGCAGGAGAATTAAAAACATTTGTCTTGTCTTCTAAAGAAGACGCTTTTGCTTTTTCAATCTCAGATTTCAACGTCTCTTCTCCACCATAATACGGAGAAATCATTTCACCCAATGATATGTTTTGCTGACCAGTTGTAAGCAAATCCTTATATGGTTTCAATAATTCTGGATTTTCAAATAATGGCGCATCACCCAATGCTTGTGGCGTTTTCTTTTCTGTAACCCAATTTCCTTTTACTGTATTAGCTCCACCCATGTTATGCTGCTGTTGGTGGTTTAGGCGGGTTAGCAATCTCGTTAATCGCTCCCATTTGGGTTGGTGATGATGCCTCTGTCATTTCAGCAACATTTCTGGATTGCGCTGCGGCTTGTCTTCCTCCTCCACCACCACCACGCTGAGATGGCATTGCTGCCGCTGGTTGTAGCTCTGGAGGTGGAGGAGTGTTGTGTCCAGCAGTAAGATGTGCAAACGCTTGTTTAGCCGATTGCTCGTATTTAGCAACATCCGTTCCCTTAGCCTTAGCCTGTTGAACGTGCATCATAAAGTGACGCAACGCTTGCATGAATGGCTGAACCATCTCAGGTGGCAATGCGCCAGCAGGAGCTTGCTCAATCAATGGCATTAGCTTTTGAGACATGACATCCAAGTGAACAATATCGTTATCCCGTGGTGAAACAGGAATTTCTTGCCCAGCAATGATGGATTGCAATTCAACCAACTGTTGACGTGTAGCCTCAATAGCCAGCGTCTCAACTTGATCTTTTGGCAAGATAACCTGACTTGCAATGCTCTCACCCAACTTCCGCGACCAATCGAGTTTTAACAACTCGTCTTGGTTTACATTAGGATTACCAGTGTAGCGTTGCACCATCATATCCAACATGGCGTTGTCCTGCGCTTGAGTATCGGGGAGTAGTTCTTCGGCAGGGCTATACGCCATGAGGAGGATATCACTTGGAGGAAGATTGCGTTCCATCATGTTAAGGCAGCAGTTGATTGCCTCCTCATCGAGATGTTCTGGAATTTCAAAAGGAACTAGGAATGATGGAAGATCCATAACGGAACGATCAAAAGCATCGACAACTTCGCGCCTAGCCCAGACTGCGTTAGGAACCATTTGACGTGCAATATCAAGACGTGTCTTTAGTTCAGCGGCAGACTTAACGTGTTCTGGATGGCAGATACCACGTTGCATACGTTCAACGCACTTAGAGTATTGTTTTGTCCAGCGCATCAAGATCCCTTCGCGAAGTTGATTCTCGATAGCTGCAACACGATTAACTTCAGATGCAGTTGCGCGACCTTGCTTCTCCCCGATAGCTTGACCGGGCAAAAACGTCCCAACTTGGATTTCAGCCAGTCCACTAATGAACTGATCTAACCGCAAGAAATCATCAACGTCAGCAGGAAGACTTTGTGGAATAACTTCATATCCTTCCGCAATATAGCAGATAGGGTGATGAACAGTTAGCGGAGCTGCACCAGCTTTAGCATTTGGCCCCTTCTTGAGCAACAGCATTCCCTTGAGATATACGTTATCAACAACAAGGTTACGAGCTTTATCAACAGCGATATGCGTATTGTATAGATCACGTCCAGCACCACGGGAACCCATCAGATTTCCATTGCCAATTTCAATAGCAAACAACGACAAGCATTCGCTCATTTTATTGTAACGATCAATCTGTGTGCAAATCTCGTCACCACTCTTATCGTCAAATACGAATCGGCTAATCTTGCCATGTGGCTCACGAATAAGCAACTCACCTAGCTCAACATATTTTGCGTCATTCTCATAGCTTGCTCCATAACTACCTTCACGAATCCAGTCTTCATAACGACGAGCGTCATCATCAGAATCAAGCGTTCGACCTGCTGGAGTAGCATTATTAATAGACTTAACTAGATTCTTAATATGCCAACCAGCCATTGCAGACATAACTGGATCTTCCAATATAGGAAGCAATTCAGCAATTTGATATCTACGTTTTCTTGCCCAGATTGGAGTTCCTTCAACCTCCTGTGGAGTCTCAATAGAAAAAAACGTGTAATCTTGCCTTAGAAATTCTGGTTTCCAATCACGAAGATCATCCCAACAAACGCCACAAAAGCCAAAAGTAGTGTTCTCATGTACAATTTGCGACAACAAATCATCATGTCCAGACCATCCACGAATCGTCTTAGTAATCTCCTCACGGAATACTTCAGTTTTATTTTCAGCGTCTACTCCTTCTACTGGATATTTTGAGAAAGTGAGACTTGCAGCCTGTTCGATGACTTGCCTAAAAGGAGGTTGAATTCGGCTAACCATCGTGGAAAGAAAACCAGTAGGGCGATTAGACCGCCAATTTTGACCCATGCTTTCCAGTTTTTTAGCACTATATGGAGGCTCATTGTTTAATTTTTTCTGAATGAGTTGGTTTTTTTTGTTCCTCTCGATATTCTGCTGTTTAAGCCTGCGATATGCAGAGTACGCTTGAGCGGCATCCTTGAACGTGCGTTTAACTTGAAGAGTATCTTTATTAACAGTATCGGAATTATTGCCAGCAGTAGGATCAATAACATCAAGATCAAGAATGCGAGGCTTGTCGTGTGAGTTAGTAATCCTTGGAGATTTATTCGCATAACTATCAGTAACGAATGCGGGAAGCGGTTTAAGAACGTCTGCCATAATTTATTTTATATTCATCCAGCAATTATCTGGAGTGGAGGTTGCTTGTGAAAGTTTATTCTTGTCAAAGAAAATTGCGCTACGGTTATCATGTCGCATGATGTTACATCCACCTAATTTAGTTGACGATTGTGTGTCTCTACCATTGCGAACGCTTGCACTGATTCTATCTGCTGCCGCAATGCAAGACGAACATCCACCGCGCCAGTTTTTATTGTGTTGACAACCTTTGCAGATTTTTGCTCGTTCCTCTGCAAGTTCATTAGAAACTAGATTGTTTGTAGTTTTTGAATTAAGGAGGTTCCTTGCCCAAATTGTAATGTCGTTTAGTAACGATTGCTGTGCAGACTCAGGATGTACACTTGTTACCACAACCATATCAACCCCATGACAAAAATTAGGCCAGTTAGAACAAATGTAGCTATTAACGTCACCTTCAACGTCACCAACAGGTAAATGATTCTCTGCGCGATAGTCTTCAACAACTTTAAGAAGTCCTTCATACGAATGTGCTGTCAACTTTGCGTCTGAATCAAAGTAGTGCCAACCGCCGGGCGGTATCATTCCAATAATAACCTTTGCCATGAGTTCGATTCTAATATGTTATAATTTCTATATTTGCAAGCGTTTTTTGCAGTTTTTATGCAAAAATCACTCAGAAAAGTCAATATATTCAATATTATCGACAATACTTTTCATTCCTCGATCCATTAACAATGGGAGTTTTTTCTTGTCATCAACCATTGTTGCAATAGCTCCACCACGTTGACGCATCAAAAATACTAGCAATGACAACGAATCCAAAGCATCTGGAGAATTTTGCCTAGTGCGTTTAACATAATCTTTTTTACTTTCCACGCGAACCATGCCTTTACCCTTTTGCATATAGCGTCTTCCAGTAGCTTGACGAACTAGCGCATCGTTACGGAACCCCGGCGATATTTTCAAATACTCAAACTCTAAATACTTTGCCACTCCAAAAAGAAGCTCGGTGACAACCCCATTGTAAAGCTCACTGGCTTTCTGCGAGTCGTCACCAAGAATGTGGGTTTCCGTTGCAGCCCATGAATAATTTACACCCATGACTTCATTTCCAAACAATGTTTTTAGCGAATCATGGATTCCTGCGCCGTTACCAGTTCTATCAACGCATAGCCAGTTCGGAGCAATCCTCATGTTCTTACAAAACTTGATTATGTTATACGTCTGTTCTAACGTAGCCGCTTTTGGAAACGTAATTTGCGAATCCATTTGCAATACTGTTCTAGAAGTCTTAAAATCAATAAATTGTCCGCTCATTGGTGTCCATCCATCAGAAAGCCCAAATCTTCCAAAAGAACAGACAACTTGATCGTTACCCTCCAACGCCAAATCGAAAGCTGCTAACGGCACTACAGGCCCAATAAACCGCACGTTACCCATTGCGTTATCTACCATGCTAGGGGTAATGATTGCCATAGAAATACCTTCCTGTGGGAACCAACCTCTAGCCATTGTGTTCCCAGTAAAGTAGCACTTCCCATCCCTTCTTGCAAAAAATGTTTGGTTGTCTGTTCTTGGACACCAAACAACTCCAGAGTATGGAACTTCTTTCATGTTCATATATTGAACACGAACATTTTTTGTCTCCAACGCATCAACATAATACATTGTGCATCCTTTGGACTGGTAATTTGTTTGTTTAATAAAATTGCCTTTAACAAACCTTTCATGTATTCTGCTTGCCATTCCAATTCTGTTTATCAAAATTGAATAGACTTCAGCTTGCTCCTTATCTTTGGTGCAAATGTATTTTGTACTACCACCTTGAACTCCACCATCACCAAGAACCATTGACTCAAAAAGCCTGCGTCTTCCCTCATTGTTTAGCTTTTCAATAAAATTAATGGTTAGCCTTTTATTTGGAATTGCGGCTTTAACCATTTTCCCAAGATTGTTCGCAAATTTAAAATGCACCATTCCATTATATTCTTCTTCTTGGAATGGATGCCCCAATTTAATTAAAAGATCGCGTATTTTATTGCATTTATGCTGATTTGCTTTTTTAGATTGATAAATAAAAACTCTGTTGTATTCACTAAAACTACCATCTGTAACAATCCATCCAATTAGTTCTGCAAAATCTTCATCATATTGCTTGTCATTATCAATAGACTTTCTGCACAACGGAATCATGTCGTGCTTTGCAAGATTTGATGTTTCTTTTATTTTTAGACGAAGATTTTTCTTTGTTTGGAGTATCTGCTTGTTTGTGGTTGCCCATCTATGATTTGCAGTGACAAGTGCAGAAATGTGACGGCTATCCATAGACACAAGATTTCCATCATAGTGTTTTGAAAATACCTCTTTGACATCTTGCCATTCTGCAAGACCAGTATCAATATTTACAGTATAAATTGTATCTCCAACATTAAGTTGATTGTGCTTTAACCATCCACGCTTTGATAAAACTTCCGTATCTGTATCAGCGCAAAAATATTCCGCAGTGCGTCCCTTTGCCTCGTATGCTGTATAACCTTCGTTTGTTTGTAACCCAGCGAATACAATCTTTCTTTCAATGACGTTCTCGCATCGTGCAGCATCTAACCTCAAAACGTGCCATCCATCTCTACTTTCCCATTCAAAGTCATCTTCGCAATCAACACTTCCCCACCCACGGTCTGGTTCGCATCTCTTGCCAAACTCGCTTGTTCTATCTTTCGGGTTACTCGCGCCAAAAATTTTAATGCGTCCCTTTGCGCCCTCCGTATCGGCAGCAGACAAAATATTCTGCACACCTTCCCAAACTCCAGC